GACAAACTCTGGCCGTGCCAAAACCCGGAACAACCCTTTGAAATCAACATTGCCTAACAATCCTGATATTGTGTCAGCAGCTTGGCTAATTAGTCCTTCTTGGTTTTGAGCTTTTGCCAATTGTGTACCAAACGCCAAACCTTTTGCCGCATCAGCTTTTGCTTGATTAGCTGCCCTTGCCGCTGGGTTGGCTGGCAAGTCTTGCAAAAGTGATATAGCAATGTTGTCGGCGAATAGCTCTTCGTTTTCGTCACTGCCCGGAAGATCACCAGGTGTTGGCATTGGGCTTGTAGCATTAACAAATTCAGACTGCGCTGGCTCAGTAACTTGCCCAAAACGACCAAACGGGAGTGGCATGTCTGCGCCTGCAAACTCGCTCATTGCAGGTGTGCCAGGATTTTGCGCCCTTCTCTGCGCCATCTGTTCTAGCGTTAAAGGTACTGTTTTTAGTGGCATACTGCCGCCTTGAGGACGCGGCTGTGGTCCTCTGCGTAGCTCACTTGCCTGTCGCATCTCGCCAGAAACGGGCATTCTATCAATAGCACGGGAGCCTGTAGGTGAGCTAGTTCGGGGGGTTTTAGATGCTCCTGCTAAATCTGTCAAAGGAGTTCCTTGACTCAAACCCTTTCTAACCTCTTCTGAAAGATTAGTGGTTACGCTAGTCCCCAAAAAATTATCAATTAGTTGTTGCAAAGTTGCCATCATTATCTCCTAAATCAAGGACCGTATTGTGGGTTTTCGTATGCTTGTTTTAAATACATCACTCAAAAGTCCGGAAACCATTTTTTGAAATTCCACTGATCCTTGCGGAGAGTAATATTTAGGGGCCGCATATGGGCTTTCCATCCTTCGAAAACCCCTAGCACCCGTCACGCCTTCAGCGTTGGCACCCTTCAAACTCCCACTGCTGCCCAACGACTGTGGCCCAGAGCCTTTACCGCCTAGTCCTTTAAGATCATCAGCGTCTAAACCGTCAACAAAGTTTTTAATCTTGTCCGAAAGGTTTGCTTCTAATAAATCAGAACCCTCACCTTTGGTAGGGTTGCTGAAGTCGAGCATGTCGTCGTCTTCTTCTGACCCTGACTCAAAACCCCCAATTCCTATGTCTAATTCCCTCTGGCTTTCGGCGTCTGCTATTTCAGCTTCCCTGTTCATTTCCATAATGGCTAAAGTATCAGAATCGTAGCCACCACCTACGTCTACCTCACCGTATGCTCCGTCGTATGGCGATATAGTACCCATGTCTAAGCTCCTACCTCGCGACAGCAAACGTGATCGAATGACTCAGCATGGTCATACAGTGCTTCATAGCTAACTCTGAGGTAACCATCGTTGCCCTCAATGACAGCTTCTGGCACAACCTCCATAACTTCCTGTGCAATGACGCCATACTCAACCTGATCCCCGACAATACCTTTAGCCTCTTCTGTCCAGTTCCAAGTGTACACCTTAATGCCATTGTTAAGTTTACCAACTTGTTTAACATTAGTTTTAAGCCTAATGTCACTCGCCGCAACGTAAGGAGCAGCTGCTGACGCTGCGCTTACAATCTGTTGGAACGGACTTGCACCGCCTGAGAACGCTTGTGAGGTAAAGCCAGAGGTTTGGTTCTGGAAGGTTGTAGAAGTACCAAGGCCAGCCAAGCCACCTAAAAGGTTGGACAAGTTAATCAGCTGTTCTCTCCGTGCCTCTTGAGGCTGTTGTGTCAACCGTGCTTGGTCTGCCAATCTTGCAGCTTCTCTGGTTTCAATATCCCTGCCCACTGCTTCCTGCAAAGATGGCTGTGCCAACTGTGCCTGTAGCTGCTGTTGAGCAAATCCAGGCGCTCTGTCAGCAGCACCTATGCGCCTCTGCTCTGCTCGACCAAGTGACTCTGCCAACTGTCTCTGTACAGTTTCCTCTCTCAGTCTCTGTTGGTTTTGCTGTAGTTCTTCAAGGGCTGTACTACCTAAGCTAAACTGTCCCGCCCGTATGGCTTGCGTCTGGGCAATGAGCTTATCACGTTCTGTAAGCCTACGGGCTTGGTCTGCAATAGCTCTTGTCTCAGCCAAGAACAACGGGTCTTGACTGGGGTCTGCCATACCTCTGGCCAAATCAGCTTGGTACAACTGTTGGAAATCCGGAGCAAAACCTGCTGCCGTTTGCCCAAGATTGGCGAAACCCTGTCTAGCTGCTAAAGTTTCAGCAGTGTCCTGTGGTACTAAAGATTGTTGAAACAATACAGGATCAGCTGCAAACTCTTCCTCAATTCTCGGAAGCAAGTCTTCAATAAAAGGCTCTACAGGAGCGTATGGCTTAACTTCTCCGCTACCGCTTGCTTGAAACTGTTGCGGCTGTTGTACAACAACCGGAGGAGGACTACTAAACAAATTGGACATCTTACAGTATCTTTCTCAAGGTTATGCTTTTAAATTCATATCCTAAAGGTGCCATTACCTTTTCCCAACCTTTTCGACCTGTCATTTCCCAAAACTCGTATCCTAAATCTTTGTAATATTCTTCAATTTTAGGAACAATATTTTTAAAATCAAAATCAGGACTATCTGTACTCATAGCTTCTGCAAGTATTCCTGTTTTTTGAGGATAGTAGGCAAACCCTATTACAAAGCATCCTTTAATGTTATCTTCCTTGTCGTAGGCAATCCACAAGTCGCTTGTTCCCTTAGCAACTCGTTTAACCAAATCATTAGCATTATAAATATCAGAGCATAGGCCCCGTTGTATTGTTTTTTCAAAGTAGTCATAACATTTAGACAACTTTAACCACAAAGAACTGTGTTTGTAATTTACAAATTTATAGTTTAACCCATGCTCCAGCGGAATTTCTAAAATAAATTCCCTCTCCTGATCCGGGGTTCCAGGTACTGCCATCAGCATATCTAATATCGCCTTGTTGTGGTTTGTCGGGTTCTTCATAAACTACGTCTAGGTGGCCGTCTCTTAACAAGTCTGTTACAATTTTAACCTGCAAAAGCATTTCGTCTACAAATTTAGGAATGCTTTCTAAATCTTGGGGACAAGTCGAAGGGTCAAATCTTAAAAACTCCGTCATCTATCAGACACCACCTCTGCTTCTATAGACATTCCCGATAGCTCAAATTGAGTATCGGCATTGCTTTCTATCTTAATAGCAATGTACCTACCCTTAACTCTACAATCTACTTTAAAGTCTGTGCCTATTTCAAAAGCTACTGGATCATTATAGGACACGCCTTGAAACGGCTGTAACTCAGCGCCGACACTTATATTAACACTACCCGTTCCTTCTATTCTAGGAAACACCCTAGTAACAGATTTTACAGCATCTGTGCGACCAGAGTGCAAGCCAACCCGTTCCAGTTTTGTTAAAAAGCTAGTTCCGTCAAACGTAGTTGAGGAATCAGCTAGGTAAAATTTAGTGTCGTTTGTGCCGCACATTAATAGCGAGTTAATAACAGGGTTGTACGGCGCTTGCGCCCAGTTAAGAGTATACTTTTCCCAAGTTGCTGTAGACGCTGTCCATGTATTAGCCAAAACAGGATTTACAACGCCCTTGGCAATGTAGTTGACGTTTGGTAAATCTCTGGTAGACCATGTGTTATCTTGATAGTTCCATATAACAGCAGAATCGGGAAAATTATTTGTAGCATTAGTTGCAGGATAACAAATCCAAACTTCTGATTTGTGTTTGTTATGTACTAAAAATGTTTTGTCAGCAGCAGAAGAATCAATTTCGCCAAACAAGAAATCCTTAATTCTGTCTTCAATTACGCTTTTAATACTGTTACCGTTGTGTATGACAACATCGTCAGTGGTCATTAAAACATGATTACCGTTGCCAAGATCGACTACAGCCTCTTTTGCAAACAATCCTGTATCTTTAAACTTTTGTCTGATTTGGAAGGTAAACGCACCGCCTACAAAGTTAAGAGCGTATATGCTATCCTCTAAATAAATTATTAACTCGTTACCCATCTGTAAGGCGTTTAGAATATGACCTTCTGCTGACGATATAGAAGTTTCAGCAGATTGCGAAGCTGCACTTCCAGTGTTCCAAGTATCTGAACCGTTGGTTGCTGCACCCGCTGGTATAGCATCACTCCACCTAATTGTAAAAGGTTTTTCCGTACCAGAGTCAGTAAGATTGAGAGCAATTAGGTGATTCTTAAACGGAACAATAGCTTTGCACTTTAGAGTAGATGGCCAGTCTGGCAAATCTGTAAACAAGCTACCAGCTTGAGTTAAGCTTTGAGGTACGTCTAGACCATTGGTTAAAACCAATACGCCGCCCAGAACACCACCACACCAATTGTTTGAAGTACCTGTCAGAGTAGTGTACGCTCCACTACTGCGCGTTACATCTGCGTGTGTAGTACCTGTAATTTTATGTAGGGAGGTAGCACCACCATATATCCAGAGGCTATTACTACCTTGTAAAAAGTCAATAGCCCACAGCGGAGCTACTGTTGGAGTTCCTAAAACTTGAGAATGACCTAAGATTTTACCAGCTTTACCATCTACAAATCTAGCGTTCTGAGCATCGCTAAAAAAAGACGGCCCCATATCATATGGAGACAAGTCTTTGTTTAAGGAAAAAGCCCCTTGCTTGGGTGATATGTCAAATATTTGTTTAGCCATCGCCAGTAGCTTCGTCAGTTGTCCACACTACATCTTTAAACTCTGCCCTAGCAATAAATTTGTTATTTTCAGTTAGCAAGTTTCCGCCTTCTTCTTGTATAATATTAAAATTATCAAGAACCCAATTAGTACCTCCGGTCTTACTAATCCTACGTCCCACACCGCCGTCAATTGTTATGCCTGCAAATTTTGTAGCCATTATGCACCCCTGCGAACTAAAGAGCCAGGATCACCTTGCACGGTCATGGTCATAACATTACCACCGTACCTAGCCTTTTCCTCTGACTGTTTTATGTCTGTCAAGGTTCTGTTAAAAATAGCGTCAAATCTGGTAATTTCGTCAGAGTCGTTTAGGAATATGGCACCTTCTAAACACGCACCGTAAAGATACAACGCTGGGAACTCTGTTAAAATGTTATTGGTAGTAACACTGTCTGACAAACTGGCCAATGTGCTATAGTAAACTAGCTCTACAGTGTACGCTGCATCAGGTGTAGGAATAATTTTTATTGTTTTGCCAAAACTAGAGTAAGATCGAGGCGCACCGTTTGCGGTAGTGCCATATTCCCTAGTTCCAGATTCTGGAGTCATGTAGGATAAAGCTGTTTTATTATCTCCAGAAACATAGCTAACACTTCTAAGCTCAATAAGGTCAGCTGGAAAATCATAAATATCTGTTCCAGAAGTAGTGGTAGTGGTCACCCTACTTACATTAGCCCTTGCTCTCAGTTCTCTATTGATACGGTTTTCTGTAAGCGTTATAAAATCAGGGATGACGCTTGTAAGGTCGTCTCTGTTAAGATAATTTGCTACAGATGCTTTGAGTTCTGAAAACGTAGAAAGAGCCATTATAGTCTGCCTTCTCTAGTCCTAAAAAATCTATTTTCTGGATCGTTCAGAAGTTGTTTAATTTTAGGCCAATCGTTTTTATTCATAATATCGACGCCTAGCTCTCGTTTCCATTTTTCAATCACAACCAGTGGAATGCTGGCAACTTTACGCATACCGGCTACATTATCGCCAGTGCCATACATTGAATCTCCAGTTAGCTCTTTTTTATTAAGCTCTAGAAGAGGCTCGACGTCTTGTACATTTTGCAATACGACTTTATCTTCGCCGTGATCGTATTTAAATTTTGTTTTAATGGGGTCAGTCATGCTTACTCTCTAAAGTGGGGGAGAGCTACTAACCCTCCCCCTTTTAGTTTACGACAAGTCGTAGACAGCGCCGAGAGCTTTCTCGTTTTTACAAACAAGAGTATACTCAGCAATAATTGCACGCTGCTCACCGTCAGACGTGCTGGCAACTTCCCGCTGGAAGAACGGACGCAGGTAGGCTACGCCGTAATACTCAGGGTCAAGAAGCCACACATCACGCGACCGCTGGAAGCGATTGGGAACAACCGCCATTTCGCCAAAGTCACTGACGTAGACATCCATGCCACCGATGATGCGCTGGTCAGCAACATCGTTAAAGTTGCTAACGCCCGACGCACCACCAACACCAACAAAGCTGGAGAAGGTCTGCTTTTGAGCAGGAGCCATCATCAGATACTTGATGTCAGCGCCTTCGTCATAGGCGGACAGAATTGCCGCCTTGAGAAGAGCTTCGGTAAACGTCCGTTGAGTACCATCAGTACGCGCAGCAGCACCCGCACCAGCGCCGTTGGCACCATCAGATGCCTTGGAAATATTAGTATTGACCCATGTGGTCAAAGAGCCAAGCTTACGCACAGTGCTGTCAGCTGACATCGCAGCTTTAGCTTGGTTGACACCAACCATTGCACGTTCCATGTCGCGCTTGAGTTCTTTGGAACGCTTGGACATTTGATAGGCAAGCTCTTCACGGCGACCGGCTTTGGAAACCGCATCAAGCGTACCGGAAACCAAAGTCGTCTTGAGGCTGATCTGGCAAATGTTTCCGACACGGGTGGTAGCTGCTGGCTCTGACGCCGTCAGCGTAGCACCTTCTTCGTTAAAGTTGTCAGCAGCTGACGCCAAAGCATCGGTCTGCCATTCGTGATTGACTGCAATCGCGTCTGAGCGACCGCCCATCGACATGAAGGGCGTATCAGTCGGGGAAATATCGTAAATTACATTCTCCAAGTCTTCACGGAGACCGGCAGAGGAGAACGTAACGTATACACCAGTTGGCTGTGCCATGTGTACTTACTCCTAAAGGTTATGAGATTAAATCCAGAAAAACATCTGCGGCATCCTTAGCGTTACCTGTTTTAGCCAATCTCTCTCGTTTAACTTGGGCAACCTTTTTGACTCTTTGTGATTTAGTCTGAGGTGTTCCTGATTTAACGACTTTGGGAGCAACTTTAACTTTTTTGACACCCTTAGCTGCATTGTCCTGCAACATAGCTTTGTGCAATACCAATACAACTTTGTGGTCAGTGATGCTATCTATTTCATTGGCTGGGAAACCAAGACTAAGCGCATAGTTCCTAAGATCAGTTTTTAAAGTCGATCCCGGCTCAGAATATTCTGGTAAAGCCTTAGCTAGAAGTTCTGCCTCTTGCTGTACCTTCTGAGTTACTATTTCATTAAACTCTTGCTGAGACTGCTGCTGCACTCTGGCGCGTTCGTTATTCAGCTGAGTTATTTTATCTTTGGCTTCTTGGTACTCAAGACGCTTCTCCATGTATTCCATTGGGTCTTCGTCTTTTAGTTCCTTCCAGTCAATGTTCTCAAACCGTTGTAATTCATAGTTTTGGTTTTGAGACATTTGCTCCAAAACTTGAGCATACTGCTGACGCTCGTTTTGAACCGCTTGTAGATTAGCCTCGTAAGCTTTTCGCTGCTCTGCTAAAGATTGCGATTTACGGGTATAATCCGCTTGCCGCTGGTAACCATCTCGTAGCTCGTCCAGCGTAACCTCAAACTCTTCACCGTCTACTTTAACAGTGTAAGCTTGTACGGTCTCTGTAGGAGTTTCCTCGTCAGCTACCTCGTACTCGTCTACCTCTTCAAACTCTTCGGAAACTTCTTCTTCGGCCTCGTCAAAGGCTTCAGCTTCATACTCTTCTGAGTCGTCAATGGCAGGTTCTTCGATTGTTTGTTCTGGATTAGTGTTTTCCTCACTTCCAAACATGACATCGAACATTGTAAGCTGTGGCTGTTTGACTTCCCCTTCAGGATTGGTCTGTGCCTCACTCATTAGTTTTCTCCGTTTTCTATTTTATCATTATGGATAAGAGCTTGCAGGTCTTCCTTAACGGAACTCAAAGCGTTTAGCTTCATCCAACAAAGTTCTCTTTCTTCTACAGTATCAGCTATTGTCCATTCAGATATTAGCCTGTTACTTATATTTTGCAGTGTTTCTTTAAACACCTGGTTTTCAAGAATCATACTAGCTTGACTAGCTTGTTCTCTTGATAAGGTTGATGGGTTAGGCATTTTTTGCTTTTTTCTTAGCCTTGTTAGAAAGTTCTGAAAAATGGTATAATTTTTTACTATTTTTTGTATGGCGCGATCCACTATGTAGATCACCATTTGGCATTTTGTGAACGCCTCCTTGATGTTTAGTACCGTCTCTAAAGTAGTGTGGAACTCCCTTAGCCATTATTTTTTCTTCATCTTCTTTTTCATCATTTTTTTCTTAGGCTTCATCATGCCGTTTCCGTTTTTCTTTCCGTAATGCCCAAGCATAGTATTCTCCTACCATTTTTTACATGACCAGTATCTGGCCGTTAGTTTACTAGGCGGGTTAGAGTCGCAACGGTGCCTAGCCCGAAAACTTTTACGTCGTTTTGGTTGATCCTTTTTAATAGACATATTAGGATCACCATAGCGTATTAGGCGTACCTTATTGCCCTGCTTTGCTAGTACAGCAAACTTTTTATTTTTTCCAGGAGTCCGCTTTGGTTTGTTGTATCCGGAAAACTTCTCGCCTCTGTAATTTATTGCCATGTCAGGTCTTTATAATAAAGTTAATAGGTTGTACTTTGAGAACATCTGTTCCAGAAGATGCGGTGGCTGTTTGAGACGTACCTAGGACAAACCCGCTTCCTACGCCAGCTGGGAAAAATGTTCTAAAATCCGGCACATTAAAGTTACCGCCTGATCCGCCAAAGGTAGTTCCTATTACTCCAAACAAAACAGAGTAGGTAGATGTAGAGTAAGATGATCCATCACACAACAAAAAATCGTTAATGCCGCTAATTGTTTGAGTTGTAGGAATTGAGTTAGATGCGTACATCATAACCGTTCCCGTTTCAAACCCTAGTTTATTCAGCTGCGCTGCCGTTGGACTAACAGCTGTGGTACTCAAATTTGGAAACTGAGTCTGAAGAACAGTCTTTATAAGACGAATATGATCATCGCCTTCAGATATGTTATCACCAGCAGCGGGATTGGATGTACTTAGCTGGCTAATATAGCTGGCAGATTCTACTGTCATTTGCCTAGTCCTTAGTTTATTTTACCATTATTTTTAACAGTTGTCAAGTTAATGTGATGCTTCACGATCACTGAGCGGTACGCCCGCTGCTATTATGTAACCAGCTTTTAAGTTTGTAACAGGGTCGTACAGTTTTAAAATAGTTGTATTTTTTTCTTTGTGGTCTCGGTACTGAGATACTACAGACCCGACACGCAAAATAACAGGTGGAAAAATTCGACTGCACGCGCCATCAAAGTGTTTAGTATTAAGGACAGTAATGTATTTTGCTAAGTTTTTAGAATCTGCAAGGGCTACATCCAGTATGTCTTTTTCTTCACGGCACATATAAAATACACTAACTTTATCGCCTTTGCCCCAAGTAGTATCTGCAATAGCTGGGTGCAAAACCGCAACAAGCAATATTAGAGTTGTAATGAGTATACGCATTTTTCAGATCGTTCATTCGCCAGGATCATTAGGCGGCACCGCCGCCCAGCCTGCCGTGAGGTCGATTGCCCGCAGCGCTGACACGCTGTCGGCGGTGTTGATGGCAGCCATTAGCTCTGCCTCTCGCGCGTATGCAGCGGCAACGTGCGCTTCGACTGCGGCCTTCACCGCGTCCATGTCGCTGTCGGCAAACTGTGGTGCCGATACGCATACAGTTGCAACGGTCGAGCCGTCGGGCTGCTCAATGTCGCGCGTCACTGTGGCGCAGCATTTCCAGCTAACAGTGCCGCTCGCTCGCGCAATCGCCGCCTGACTATTGCGATCAGTCCAATAAAACTTTCCGCCAACAATGACGCCGCCAATCTCAACGCCGTAGCGCGTGTTGGCAATCTTGTTAAGCGCCTGTGCCTTGGCTTGCTCAAGCGATAGGTCTTTCGCTGCCACGGTGATTTTCCACACATCGCCGGAAAGCTCTCCGCTTTCAGCGCCCGCGCGTTGGTAGGCAAGCAGCGTAGGCTTGACGTATTCGACAGCGCGAAGCGTGCCAGCGGCAGTTGCATATGGCAGCGGCGGCTGCGAATTGCCAACGAGGCCGGTCATCTCTTGCAGGCGGCGCGTCCAAGAACCTTGATACGATGCCGCGTTGTTTTTTTCGAGAACAATCATTTGCTATCTCCCGTAAATTGGTGGAAGTCTGCCATTGCCACCTATGTCTGCCATGGCCATGTACAGCCATGTCCCTGTGTTGCCCGGTTCAAATCCTGCATCAGATCGAATTTTTATGCCATCACTCAAAAGATCATAAGCGCCTACTGTACTGTTTTGTTCAGCATTGGCTAAATTTGCAAAACTTTGAATTTGCCCTTCATTTATTGGCGATCTAGCACTGTCAATTAAATGCCACTGTGAAGAACTTGTAATCATTTTACACATAAAAAATCTAGGCTTAAAACCTAATGAGATATAAGCATTATCATCTGTGTTGTTACCTACATAGCTTCCTACCTTACATACACCGGGAACTGACCGAAAAGTATAGAACACATAGTTTTCATTGAGTGTATTAACCGCCGCGCCAGTTCCAATGCTAAATACACTCGTTGTTGGTGCAGTATCGTTCCAGAAAAAAGAACTGTCTTGCACAGCTAGTGTGAGATTTAAATATAAAACGTCTGTTTCTGGATCGCTCGCTGTTCCAACATGATAAACCGGCCAATCGTCTGTTTGATCTCGGTTTTTGACAATTATCATTTCAGGCACACCGCCCAATCCGTGACCAATTGTTGCGTTAGCTCCAGAGCCAACGTATGTACCAATTGAAAGATGACCTGCATTTGCCACGGTTACTGTTGAGTTTATCGAGCCATTTGTATTTGACGAACCAGTACCGCCAGCAAGCCAATTCCATGACACATAATTTTCTGTGTTAGTATTAACAGCATCTAAATTTCCGACTGTAAAACCATCAGTGTCAAAGGTAGACAGTGCTTCGGTATTTGTTGCTTCAACAGCAGTTGAATTAGACGAAATATATTTTGTTACGCCTCGCACAACATCAGTCAAAATATGACTGTCAGCAGCATCTCGGTTTTTAATCCAGACCCAATCTGGTTTAAAACCTGTTCCGGTAACTGCTTTACCGCCAGAGCCAATGGCAGTGCCGTCCCCGGTATATTTTACAGCGTTAAAGTAATCTATTCCTTGATAGTATGGTGCTGGCAGATCAGCAGTGTTTAAACTTTTTAAACTTGTAATGCTTGAGTAGCTGTGTGTAAAAGCTGTTTGTCCACTATTGTAAACTATGGTAGCAGCACTGGGATTATACTGACCAACATAATAATTAAATACTTCACCAGCAACCCGTCTAACAAAACTACCTACTTGTGCAGCATTAGTTGTTGTTCCTGCTTGAATTTCAGATTGAGTTGCACCACCTAGCAGAGAACCATTTACAGCAAAGTAAACTGCACCTACATCTAAATTAACAATAACATCTACAATATCACCGTTGCTTAGTGCGCTAGTATAAGTGTTATTAAAAGAACCATCAATAACTAGAGCACCATTGCCAAGAAGTGCTACTTCTCCTCTACCAGCAACAGGGTTACCAGCGGTGTGATAAGTACCAGCAGTGTGACTACTGCCTGTAATACCGCAAAGCCCATCTCCAAGTGTGCTAAAAGTAAATTGCGTTCTAATAATATTGCTGCCACTCATTACAAATGGAATAGTTGTTTTCATCCACTGATCAAATGTGGGTGTTACAGTAGTGCGATTTCCATTTGATAAGGTAAATGCACTACTGCGTTTAGCAATTGGATTAAAAACTGAATAAGTTTTGCTAGGTGTGCTGGTTGACTGATTAGCAGATGTAATTGTTGGAGAACCTCCACCAGTAGGAGTAAAATTATTACCCTTACTACTAGCGTCATTTACAATATTAGAACTATCTGAATAATCTAAACAGAAAGAGTTATTACCAGCAGCACTTGCTAGTGCAATAATATCTGTATTAGATTTAGGAACAATTTGAGAACCGTTAGTTCCAAATGTAAATGTATCTAAAAAATCTGTGATAGCTAAATCACCATTAGCAATAGACTTATTGTCTAAAAATACTGTTTGAGCTAAATAGCCTTGCACATGATAGTTTGGCGTAGTAGATAAATCTTGTGCTATTTTAGCTGTCTGTCCACTGACATTTGTATTGATATGATTATTCTGTCCTATATTTGTTCCACTATAAGCACCAACCCTTACACCATTTACATACAAGCTAATTCTATCGTTAGCTGTAGCATTAGCAGAATCAAAATCTACTAGAACATGATACCAAGAACCTACATCTCTATAGGATTCACTAGTATTTATTGCTCCTTCCTTACCCGTATTATCTCTACAAAATATAACAAATGTACTATTAGTGCTATTATGTCTTAAATAAAATCCATTAGCAGCACTGCCAGAAGCAAAGATGTTGTTGATATCTGCTGCAGCATCAATCACTCTTAAAGGGTTATACCAAGTTGCCCAAATCCAACGGTCTTGGTTTGACTCAGTTCCCCAAGTACGAGTCATCGCATCTCCGCTAGTTCCAGACCCATCTACCCAGATAGAGTTACCAATCAAAGTTGTGTCAAATGGTGCTGCTGTAGCAAGATTACTACCGATCAAAGGGTTAATCAGAGACATTAAGCGATCTCCAGAATCTCTAAGACTTGAGTTCCGTCGATGACGGTTGAGCGCATCAAATGTTTAGCGCTCGCAGCGTTGTTGTATGTTCCAGAGACCTTGTCATACCCGCTTGTTGTAATTGTGTAGCCGCCCGTTGCGTCATTCGTCGTAATCATTGCAATGACCGAGTTCGCGGTCTGGGGAGCCAACGTAAAGCTTCCGTTGATGGTAAGCGTTTTGAGGTTTTCTTTAACTGACGAAATTTCTAGGGTTTGAGTTCCAGTTCCAGAATTTCCTATCGATTCAAAATCGGAACTGAAGCCAGCGGTTAAGTTGTCGCTTACATCCGCGAACAGCGTGTCGGCGTCGAACGCCTGCACGTCGCTGCCGATGACAAGGCCGAGGTTCGTCCTGGCCCCCGAGGCTGTACTGCTGCCGGTACCGCCGTCTGCGACGGCAAGGTCTGTTATACCAGTTACAGAACCTCCAGTAATAGATACAGAACTACTATCTTGTGTTGCTATTGATCCTAAACCTAAACTGGTTCTGGCACCGGAAGCATCTGTAGCGTTAGTGCCGCCATTGGCTAATGGAAGAGTTCCGCTAACTGCACTTGCCAAAGGAACCTGTCCGTATAATGGGTCAGTTCCATCAGAGATTAAAACCCGATTAGCTGCGCCAACTGCAAGACGTTGAGTTGCAGAAGCTCCCCTGGTTATAATATCCCCTCTAGTAGTTAAGGGGTCTGCGAGCCCTCCCAATGCTGACAAAGCTGCTGAAGCAGTAGTAGCACCCGTTCCTCCAGATGTAATCGGAACAGTATTTAAACTTACTGTTACAGCCCCTGTAGACTGATCGACAGCCACTGGAGTAGTCGCTGACAAAGTGGCTACTCCTGCCAAAGCTGATGCCAAAGTTGACTTTCTGACTTTAAACGTCTCTCCAGCACTGACATCTACAATTGCTAGAACATCATCATCTGCCAAATCAGCTTCAACTAGCTCCGCAAGCTCTGAGATTTTTTTGTTCGTAGCCATTTAACTCTCCACCCAATCGATAAATAACGTGGCTGTTCCTGCTGTGGCAATAACTGCTATTTTTTCTCCGTCTCCTGATCCAAGAGTAGTATCAGGTCTTACTATAACATATTCGCTTTGTCCTGCGTGAATATACGAGGAAGTGCCGTCCGTTGCAGCAACAGGGTTAATACCTGCCTGATAGTAATGTAAGTTAGACCCTGTAGTGTTTGCCACAGTAACGTGAGCAATGTTACACCCAAACGGACAAGTACCAGACTGCGCTGAAGTAGTCGTAACGTCTATTTTTTCGCTAGAGTTTGTTCTGTGTGCGTGTGGATGTTGACGACTCATGATTAGCCCTCTAAAAACGTAACGTTTACCGTGGCAGACCCAATGCTGGCAATCTTTTCTCCGTCCGTTGCACTAGGAGAGCTATCGCCGCGAATAACAAAGTAAGCTGCATCGGCTGGGTCAATGCGCGTACTTGCTGCCGTGGCAGTTGGGTTTGGCCCAATTGTAATATTAACAGCAGCACTGGTTGCAATTCGTGCAATAGTGGAGCCAAATGGAGCGCGTCCGCTCTGTGCGCTAGTTCCCGTGCTAGTAATGTTTTCACTACTGACAATACGAGAGGCCATAGAATTTTGGTAAGCCATTTACTTATGCCTTTATGTTTTTGTCCGAGTTCATTTCATAACCTAGCTCTATACCTTTGAGCTTTAGTTCTTCTCTCTTCAACGCCATATCGTGTTCTAGTTCAATTCTTTCCAGTTCCATTTTAGCAGATTTAAGCTCTAGCTCTTTAGCTTTTACCTGAGCTTCCAATTGAGACGCTTGAGCTTCTGTTATCATAGACTGTGCCTGAGCCTGTGCTAACTGTTCTTGCGGATTTAGCGGCATAGGCTCTGTAGGAGGCTGACTGACAAACTTGTCTACATTTTTAATACCCATCTCATCTGCAATTTCTACAACGAGATTGTATATATTCTGGGGTTGGACAATACCTTTTGTCTGAGTAGCTACCTTTTCAATAAGGCCAGCAAAATTACTCATGTTTTGTAACCTTACATCTTGGTCTCCGTAGCCGATACCAACCTCAATGTCTACGTCTAGGTCTTCTCTCCAACTTCCAGGATCAATTTCAAAATATTGATTGTTTAAGCGTACAATTTTTTTACGGTTTTCGTAGCGTTGAATAAGGTTGTAAATTTGTTTAAATAAGTTTCTAACACCAGTATCAGCAAATATTCTAGCAACTAGTTCCAAACGCCCTTGTGCATTGGTCAAAGCAGCTGTGACTGCCCCTGTTGTAACATGCGTTTTTAAAACGTCAGCTGATAATCCCTGTGTCTTAGGGTTGACACCTGTGCGTCCACTTTTAATGTCCTCCCAGTATTGCAACATTTTAAAACTGTAGTCTTGCAACGCTGGAGTTTGTATTGGCGTTAAAGCATTAGGACTCCGAGTACGAACAATACCACCCGGACGGTTTGTTAAAAGATCATCAATGTTTACCTGACCCTCGACAACTTGAAATCTACCGTTGTTGGCAAGGTACATATTGTCTAGCAAGTTACGAGTCAAGGTAGAGCGGATAAGTTGGATATCTTGTACTGTTTCTGCAACGCTCAGACCAAAAAACTTATGCGGAATCGGAATAGGACAAATTGTAGAAAACGGGATATAATCAATAGGCTCAATGTCTAACAATTCGTTTCCGGCGTGGCAAATTTTATGCAGGACGCTAACACCAGAGCCATCCATGTCTATCTTCATGTACGACTCGTATATTTGCACAATCATTTCCGAGTCGGCAGCCGCCTGATTAGGATAAACATCCGTTGCATCGTAGGAATGACGCGCCATGTACTCCTGAGACGTTGTAATGTCATCCGCCCCACCGACGTAACCCGGCAAAGAATCTACAACATCTTGGTCGTACCCCATTTTTAACAAGTCGCTTTTAGATTTGTGCGAACGATGGCAGATAAACCTAGCATCCTCCAACGTCTTAGCGCCTCTGTTTATTAAAAACTCTTCTGGTGGCACGTTTTCAACGGTAACTTTGCCAGTCATTTCCGACCTTGCAAAGGTAACATCGTGCGAAATCTCTTCAACCTCTACAGGCTCGCCTGTCATGGGGTCAATAGCTTGCTTTACAACAACCGTCTCAGTATGCTCTATTTCTTCCAGCTTTTCGTCTTGTATGAGAAGATTATACTCGTTTTGAGTTAAATTTTCGTATGTTTCAGTTGTCGTTTTTTCAATATCTTCCCAATAGTGCTTTACTACGCCTACTTTTTGCATTAAAGCGTCTAGGAACATATTGTACAAAACCATAAAACCATCGTTTTGCTTATAGAAAACATGGTTTACATACTTGGTCGCTTGATCTGCAATGTCTTCGTCTTCTGGACCCTCTGGAACAAACTTAACAACTTTGTCACCAGCTGTGAAAATACGCATCAGTGACGGCATCATCCACATTAGGGTATCTTGAACGTCTGTTACAACAACCTGAGAGCGACCATCTTCTTCATTTCCGAAAGGCTCCCCGTAAAAGTACTCCATTGCTTTTTCACGTTGGGAACTAATTTCGGAATCCATATAGTCAGAGGAGCCGTTAATCTCCCCTTCGACCATTGCTAGGATTTCATCATCGTCTAGGTTATAAGCCATACTATGTTCTCTTTCTACCAGAGGCTGTGACAGACCACTTGACGCGCCTCGGTCCAGTTTTTTTACGGGCTTCTGCCTTAGAAATCCTAGAGGCTACTCGTTTGGGTCTACAAGCCGGGTAGGGACGATTTCCATTTTTGGAACGGCCACACTTTTTGCCAGTTTTGACATCTCGCCAATCCTCGGCAAACCACTTGCCCAGACCGCCCTTAGCCACGTTTTTTTACCCTATTATCTTTACCCGACCAAGTACCGCCCATACGTTTGTATTCTTTTGAGGCCCAAGCGTTGGCATAGGCACTGGGATATACCTTAAACTTAGCCCTAGCTTTTGCCTTTGCCCGTGACCACTTGGCTGGATCGTTAGGTTTTGGTTTTCCTCTTGCCATTTTTACTTCCTAATTTTTTTAAGTCAGCGGCGGTAATTTTATTTCTTGGTGGAGCTACCCGTGCTAGTTTCTTTTGCTTTGCACTATACTTACTAAAAGGCATTATACAATTCCTGCACTGGAGTATTTAATTTCTTGCTCAAATCCGTATTTTCTGTAGTGCGTTTTGTTTTTCATTCGTTCACCAAACCGCTCTATGGAAAGAGAAGCATACCGCATGGCACTTATAAGATCGTCTTTGATTGGCACCACTCGTCCATTTTTTCGATGGTAGAGACGCATTTCTTCAAGGGTTTCAACGCAAGACATAAAAATTTGCAGCCGACCAGTTTCAAAGCGTTGCAGCATGATGCTAAGGCCCGCTTCAATAGAGTTGTTACCATTTAGTTTACCCTCCGTAGGTGGATTGCTAAAATGGTCAGGCAGCATATACACACCCAAGTCCCTGTACTGCTGTGCTAACTGTATGCCTGACCCTTTATCATGTTGTAACCCATCGTGGGGAAACGCTACTGGTATTCCCGGTGTTCTTGAGTTTAATACAGCTGCGTGAGTCAGTGGTGTTTCTTTGCTTCTCCGGTGTTCGTCATAGATGTAAATGACATCATCATCTGGATCATACGCTGCCCAAGAAATTGCAGTGGGGTGGTCAAAACCAAAATCAATAGCGGCCAATCTTGGGTAATGATCCGGTATCTCAAAATCTTCACATACAACGTCATCCTCAGACACTGGAAATACCAATCCTGAACCAAATACGGGTATTCCCTTGGAACGCATATCCCTTTCAGCAGGACTATAGACTGCTAAAAGTTGTTCCTTTGTTTTTTCGTCCAGATGTTCTACGTCGTCCCAGGTTGCCGTTATCAAGCTCTGCCCAGGTTTTAGATCGTTCATAAAACTGCTTACTACTGATGTCATCCCACGTTCTGGGGTAAAGGTCATGTAAACTATACCATCTGTATCGGCAGTCCGGGTTATGCACTGGGAAAATATCTCCTGTTTAGGCTCTTCGTCAAGCCAGACAACATCAATTGCCTCGCCCATAAATTTTTCAAAACCTTGTTCGTATGCTTTAAAACTGATCTGAGAGTTTCCTCCGCTACGGTGTTTGACCAGTACGCTAGAAAAAGCATTTGGCACTCCTGGTTTACGAATTGTTTCTACAATGTTGTCCAGTGGTATTGCGCCTGTGCCCTTTTTTAAAGGGTCTTGTGGATTGCCAAATAGCTCTTTCTGGATAATGTCGCGTGTAGTGTCGTTTGACTCACCAGCTGCCCACGCCCTGATAGGCTTGTTAAACTTATAACCCTTCCACCATTTAGGATAGTTACCTGTTAGGTGGTAGGCTGTTTCAGCTGCTCCGCAATAGGTTTTGCCCACTCTGTTTGCGGCCATTAAAATTCTTTGAGCGCAACTGTTACCTTCAGAATGAAACCTGGTCTGGTAGTCGTAGGGACTATACTGCTCAATACGTCTGGTTTCCACCCGACGTTGTTTTTCTTGTAGCAGCTTTAAAATTTCTTCTTTAGTTGCCACGCAAAGGCACCACGTTTTCTGAAAGACGCTGAATTTGCTCGTCTAGCTCCTCGTCTGTAAGCTCAGAAATCTCCCTAACAACCGTCTCCTGTTTATGCACAGCATCGTACCCAGCCCGTGACAGGATGTCTCTGGCAGCGTTTAGCTTAACATTTTCAGAATCAGCTTCTCGCATTAGGCTTTCCAAGACAGACAAAGCAAGTGTCGCTGTCTCTCCAACTTTTTCCTTAATGCGTTTTTCAATATGGAGCCAAAGGTGCCGCTGTAGCCGCTTGGCCCTGTGTCCCGCATGGGAGCCTTCAGCCTTGTACCCAGCTGCGTGAAACGCTTGCTCAGGTTCTAGGTGGTTGTCTACCAGTTGTACAACAAACTCGTACTCTTTAGAGGTCATTTCCCTGTCTAAGGGTTTTGGCTCTTCGTAGCTGGCAAACTTTCTTGTTTTCGGCATATAATTTTTCTCAGTTTGTTTACGATTTGTTCTCGTAATGTAGGCACTAACACTGATGTGCCACCAAGATAACCGGGAATGTATTTCATAGTGTTATTATACTATATATTTACAATAGTGTCAATAGGTTTTCAAAATACCCCCCGGAATGGACGCACTGGACTATAAAACAACTGACCACCACTGGGGGGGTCGCGTTCTCGTTTTGTTCCTGCTTTGTTCAAGGTTGAGAACAAAAGTGGAACAAAAGAGGAACAAAAGAGGACCAAACAAAAGAACAAAACGTGAACACCCAGGGAGTGTGACAATTTTGCAACACTGTTGCATAAACATCACTGTGACAATTGTGCAACAATGTTGCGCCTGGGCAACAGTGTGACAATTGTGCAACAGTGTTGCAGGATTGTCACAAATATTTTTAAAGTGTGCGTGTGGGTGCCAATTGAACATAGTTTGGCATTGTTTTTGCTTGTGTTGCGTTTTGTGAATAGCCTGGCATTTAGGTATGCAATTAGTGCATATGCCTCTAAAAAGCTCTGGGAAGCTCGCTGGTGAGCCTTGGCAGAAGACTAGCTAGGGTATCTAGAAATA